GAGCCTGCCGAACGGCTTTCGGACTTGGGTGCGTTCTCCGCCCCCGCAGGCCCTTGCGCGTTCGGATCGGTGGCCGGATCGCCCGTCGAAATCTGCGCGAGACCGTTCTGCGCCATGATCGACGGCATATCCGCGGACAAGGCTTCCGTGAGATCGGCCTTGTCATCGAGGCGGCGCACCGTTTCGCGTGCGAGCCAATTCGGCGAAATTCCGGGCATCTGGATCAGGAAGGGCAGCATTTCCTTCCAGTTCTGTATTTCGACGGCCTGGTTCGGCTTGCCTGTCGATCCCGCCTCGACCTCGAGGTATATTTCGTCGGCGATCTCGGAAAGAGACAGATGCGGCCACACCGCGCCGACGCCGACGACGCGCTTGACCTGCTCTTCCGACATCTCCTTCAGCAGTATCTGGCCGGACGCACGCGCCAGCACGGTCAGGAAACCGTCAAGATCGTCGACGCTGGAATCGTCCGCCGACTTCGATGCACCGGCGGCAATGGATTCGCCCGTCGCCGTCGCCTTGCCGGTCAGCCCGAACTGCGATTCGGACGACCCGACCGCAAGCTGAATGTCGGTGAAGAACGGGTTCGTCTCGTATAGATTCGGGTCGACGCCGGGCACCGGAATGGCTTCCAGCAGGTCGCCGATCTTCTGGCCGGGCTGTCCGTTGAAGCCCGCGACCTCGAACGCCTTCATGTTCTTCAGGATGGCGATGTCTTCGGCCTCGAGTTTGCCGTTCAGGTACGCCCACCGCGGACGCGCGGCCTGGCGATGCTCCTTCTGACCCTGGCGGGCGTCGTTGTAGCCCTTCTGCTGGTGCAGCATCAGGCGCACGTCGGACAGCGGGTAGAGTTCGTTTTCGTCCTCCACGTCGTTGAATGTCAGCGCGTAGACGGGCCAGAAGTCCTCGACGAAGACGTCGGGAGCCGCCGGCTCGCGCAGGAACTTGCTGTAGCCGTCGACGACGAAGTAGCAGAGGCCGGCGGCCTTGTCGTAGTGCTTCCAGACGCAGACCAGGCCAGCGCCCTTCTTGGCCGCCGAATAGACCGATTCGTCGTTGTCGATCGAACTGACCTTCGACTGGTCGGCCTTCTCGTCTTCCTTGACGTAGCCCTTGTAATTTTTGCCGAGATCGACGCCAAAGACCTCGCGCACTTCGTCAACCGAATACATGTACTCGACGGTGACGTGGCGGGCCCCGACGAAGCCGACCAGCTTGGTGCAGCGCTTGTCGGGGATGACGCGCGTCGACTGCGGGAAGTCGATGATGAGACCTTCGCGAAGCACGACTTCCGGTTCATTCTGGAGCGCGGCGACTGACTTCTCCAATTCGGAGATTTCGGCGGCCTCCGAATCGGCGTCTTCCGCCGTAACCTTCTCGACCAGCACCCGCATGTGGTCGAGGCGGGCGCGGAAGTCGGCCAGTTTCTCCATCATGCCGGGGCGCGGCCCCATTTCGCGCTGGAACCCGAGCTCGGCGTAGCCTACGCCGGTCGTTCCGGTGCGACGGACAAGCTGCTTGGCGCCCGTCTTGAAATCGACTGGCTTCTGCTCGCGCAGCGCCTGGGCGAACAGGATTTCGAGTGTCTTGCCGATCTTCTGGATCAGCAGGCGTTTTTCCATGCCCTGCTGGAAATCGGCGACGATCTCCATCGACTTCTTGAACGCCATTTCTATCTCTGGCGGCGGCGCGGGCGGGGCTGGAGGCTGGCCGGTGGCAGGGTCTACCGGCTGCGGCATTTCCTGCCCTGAAACCGGATCGATCTGCGGCGCCGACTGCTGCGCGAGCATCTGCTGCGCCATCTGGATTGTCTTCATCGCCATTTCGAGGGACTTCGGGTCTTCATCCCAAACCGTGAAGTCGAGCGTTTCGCGACGGCGCGCGACGGCCTTCGGGTTCTTCGCGTAGAGCGTGGACGTCTTCTGCTTGACGTGCCGGCCGGCCAGATTGACCGAGTAGTTGCCCTCGCCCCAATTCTTCGTGCGGCCGGTCCGCGCGAGATACATGTCCTCGCGCATGCGCTTGAAAGCGTCCTTGTGGTGGCGCTTATCCTCGCGTACGCGCTGCTGGATCACCTTGACCAGCGCTGCTTCCGAGGGCTTCTGCTCGACCTCTTCCGCGCCGCCCTTTACGACGGCGTCGTCCATAGGTTCGTCGGCCTGTCCTTCGACGTCGTTCGCCATTGCGATCACCAATCTCCTGCGGCGGCGCGCTCTTCGGCCATCCGCGTGTTGCGCTTCAGCCAGGCAAGCGTGCCTTCTTCGATCTTCGGTTTCGGCGGGGCCTTCGACGGGCCATGCTGGCTTTGCAGCCCGAGCCCAATATACGCGAGCGCGTCGACGAAGTCATCCCGGGTGCCATTTGGGAACGCCATCATCTCGTTTACGGCCTTTTCCGTCCACCACGACACTTTCGGGAAATAGACCTTGCCCATCGCGACACGCGCTGCGATCGACTGCGCGCGGGTCTGTTTGTCCGCGACAGGGGTCACTTCGATTAGGTTGATGTACGTGCCAGTCTCTTCCATGCGCTTGTACAGGAACGGACCGATCGACTTGGATATGTGGCCGCGTTCCGCCCACCACAGAAGCGGGCGCATATCTCCGGAGGCCAGCGCAAGCATCGCCTCGACAGCTTCGTTCGAGGGCATCCGGCGCCAGATGGCGTCAATAAGGTAGATGTTGTCCTGCTTGTCGACGCCGACTTTCAGTAGACAGGACGGATCGTTGCGCTGGTTGGTGCCAACCGCGTGATCGCTCGAGCAGTAAAAGCGCAGGTCGTCCGGCAGTTGCTCCGGCGAGTAGAACTGGATCGTCTCGCGTCGAAACAGCGTGCCGTCGGCCACGGTCGGCGACTGCTGATAGAGCGCCGAGAAGCCGAGCGGGTCCAACCGCTGCTGACTTTGCAGGAAGTCCAGATCGAACTTGTCAGGGCCGTCGGCCCACAGCGGCTCGCCGATCTTGCGGCCGATCGGGTCTTCGTCCTCGGCGATGGCGGGGATCCGGATGATCTTCCACTTCGCCGCCTCTATGGCGTTGTAGTGCGGGTTTTCGGGGTCCGTAATGCGTCCGACAACATCGTCCGAATGCCACCGCGTCATCGTTATGATGACCAGCTTTCGCCCCATTCGGCGGGTCATGGCAACCTTCGTGAACCAGTTCCACGCCTGGTCGCGGATCGCTTGCGACCGGGCTTCCTCGTGGTCCTTATATAGATCGTCGACGAGCAGGATATGCGCGCCGCGGCCCGTCAGCGCACCGCCGCGACCGACAAATACCAGCCTGCCGCCCTTCGTCGTCTCCAGGTTGTCCTTGGCGTTGCCGCCCCGCCGCAGCCGGTGCTCGGGGAAGACGAGCCGGTACTGCGGGAGCGCCATGATCGCGCGGACATCGCCGCCGAAGTCGTTTGCCATCGTGTCGGAGTAAGCCGCCACGGCGACGTGCTTGTCGGGGTGGCGGCCGGAAAACCACGCCGCAAGCCGCCGTGTCGCCAGCTCGGATTTTCCGTGCCGGGGCGGCATGCAAAAAATCAACTGTTGCAGTTCACCGCGCTCTACGGCTTCCAGGGCTTTGCAGACCTCCTTGTGAAAGTAGGCTGCCTCGTATTTCGACTTGAACACGTCGTCCGGAAATTCCGGGTCCGGCATGGTGAACTGCGTGAACTTCAGCAGGTCGTCGCGCGCCTCGGTCGCTACCTTCATGCGTTCGAGCAGCGCAATATCCTTGCGCAGCTTCTCTTCGTTGAGCTTATCCTGTCGCGGATCGACCCAATTGAAGCGCTTGCCCGTCTTCGGGTTTATGCGACCGTTTCCGCTCATGCCGGAACTGTGAACCTGTCCACTTCGCCGCGGTCCTTGTGGTAGGTGATCGAGACCATGTTGCGAGGCGACTGGTAGCCTTCGCCGGCGTGCCATGCGTCCTTGGCGGCCAGGGTGTTGAAGCTCTCGGCCCGCAACCCGCGTAGAGTGTTGGTCGACAGCACCTTTTCATTGTGGACGTGACCGGTAAGCCCGTAGCGGAACTTCGTGCGGCCCCATTCCTCGGGCCAGTTCGCCGCGACGAATCCCGCCATGTCGTTCATTTTTAGCTGATCGCCGTGCGTCGCCGTGATGAGGCAGCGGCCGTGTTCGCGCATGAAGAAGCGCGCCGGACTCGTGTCGACTTT